GATTGTATCTGATATGGCTAGTATACCAAGATCACAAGCTAAAACAATTAATCTTGGATTGTTTTATGGTATGGGTAAAAATAAACTACAAGCAGAGCTAGGTGTATCAAAAGAGGACGCTGAAGATTTGTTTAGAACGTATCATGACAAAGTGCCATTTGTAAAAATGTTAATGGAAAGTGTTATGCGTAGAGCTCAGGATAAGGGTCGTGTTAGAACTTTACTGGGTCGTAGATGTAGATTTAATTTATGGGAGCCAAATCAATTTGGTATACACAAAGCATTGCCTCATGAAGATGCACTCGCGGAACATGGACCAGGAATTAAAAGAGCATTTACATACAAAGCATTAAATAAATTAATACAAGGATCTGCAGCTGATATGACTAAGAAAGCTATGGTGGATTTGTACAAAGAAGGTATCATACCGCATATACAAGTGCATGATGAACTTGATATATCAGTTAACGATAATGCAGATAAAATAAAAAAGATTATGGAGTCTGCAGTTGAATTAGAAGTACCAAACAAAGTGGACTATGAATCTGGTCCTAATTGGGGTACAATAAAATGAGGTTAAGTTATGGCTTATTTAAATGCAAACATACCAGTAGAATACGCACAAATCAGAAGAGAATATTTATATGACCTTAGAAAACATCATGGAGAGGTTGAGGACTGCATTATCTTTGGCGTTACATGTATTACTGGGCGTGCTTTATTATTTCATGCAATCATGGAGAATGGTGCAATCTTTTATCGCCTCCCAATTTCTGCGTTTATTCAACGTGGATTCAAAGTTACTGACGTCCCAAGGAGAAGACTTGATGAACTTCAGTTGTGGAATTCTTTTAGTTATTATCCTGCTGTTACTAGTTGGGATATTTTAGAGTCACAAGCAGGTAAATACATAGGTAAAGATAAAAAATGGCACTATGGAAAATATTTATTTACTGTTGACTTTGCACATCCAGAACCTAATATACTAGACACTGATCATTCTGAGATCCCGCACGAACATAAGTGCGCTCACGTACTTGCATTAAATGATGGCAATTACGCAGCACAACCTAACAACAGACTTATTTGGGACATACCGTCGTTTACGGTGAAAGACCAAGTGCCTGATTGGAAGGTACAAACTAACTATTGGAACGTAGAAGATACACAAAAGTGGAGAACAGAAGACACTGACAATTTCTTTTACGAAATGGAGGAAAAGAAAAATGATTAAAAGACTTTGGAAAAAAATTAAAAGTTGGTTTTGGGTTAAAGACTAATGGATTTAGCAGCATTACTTAAAAAAAATTTTGTATTAGTTCCGGTCGTGGCTTCGGTCTTGGTCGGAACTTTTACTGGTGTTAAGTATGTTGTAAATCTAACAGACACTATTAACGAAAATAAAGCTAAAATAGAAAAGCTACAGACCATGAGCATAGAAAATATTAATAGAGATATGTCTATGCTAACTGATAATATAAATACTGTTATTGCAAAACTAGAAAGAGCAGAAGGAACCTGGGAGATGGCAGAAAATTTATACGAAGTTCTAGCTGATAAAGTTAGACAGATGGAATACGATATTAAAGATTTAAACAGAGAAATAAATTATTAGGATGAACTATGGAGATTGCCAGGATGAATTACAAATTTACAGCAATACTCATAGCCTTGTTATGTTTTATGGCTTTGTTTATGGAGCCTGCATATCCTAGAAACGAATATCTAAACGATGGTAATACTAGATGCGGAGAAGTAGATGTATCTGTATCTAATCGTGATTACGAGTATGATAATTATGATCGTAGTTGGAATGAAAGCAACTCTCAAGAATTAAGATTAACATTTAGAAAATATTTAGGCACAGACTGTAAAACATCAAAAGAAAATGCAGCTATTAAACAACAACTTGAATTAATGAAAATGTGTAACAAAGTAAATAGAAATCCAAGCCTTGCACAAAATGAAAATTTTGCATTGTTGGTATCAAAATGTAGAGGTGTAATACCACAAGTAGATGAGGTAGAAACTATGCCTACAGGTAGTTTATGGGATGAATTAAAAGAAGATTATATTAAAGAAAATCCAGATTCTAAGACTTTAGACAATAATAACAGCACGTTGAAAATGCCACCAAAAGAGTATATACTACCATTACCAAAACCAAAAGATGAGTAAAAAACCATTAAATATATCTGAAGAAGCAGCAGTGCAAATGCCTATGAAAACGGTTGCCAGTTTAATAATAATTGTAGCACTTGGCACCATGGGCTACTTTCAGATTGTTGAAAGATTAAATGTTGCAGACACTAGACTACAATTAATGGAAAAAGATTTAGAAGAGAATACAGAATTTAGAATCAAATGGCCACGTGGACAACTGGGTTCATTGCCCGCAGATTCTGAGCAGTTCATGATGATCGAAGATCTTTATAAGACCACAGATAAGTTAAACAAGCATATAGAAAACATGGCACTAAACAAAGTAAACATAGAGTTTTTGCGTAAACAAATGGACAAAGTATTAGTAGACATTGAAAAATTAAAAGATGCAAATCGTGAAATGAAATACACAAATGGGGGCTCACAATGATAGAGTCTGTGGTGGCCCTACTTATGTTTATAAACGGAGAGATCAAGGAACACTTAATTCAAGATAATATGGCTGCGTGCCTTCGAGGCAAGCGTGAAGCAGAAAGAACTTTTTCTGAATCTGTGTCCTATAAATGCTACAAAGGTAAGGCAGAGACTGAGATTTACCAAGGCAGAAAAAATATTAAAGCTCTAATTTTAGAGTAATGAATAAATCTAATAAAAAAAGAAATCCAGTGGCAAAGCAGCTTAGACATTTCAAAAGAAAAGTGATAAAGAGTAAAAGAATATATGACAGAAAAAACAATAAGATTTCATACTGAGATAGTTAATGGCATATGCCCAACCTGTGATGAATACACAATGTTGGTGGGCCTAACTAGACAATACTTTAGATGCATTACATGTGGTGCAGATTTAGAACAACATGTAAATGGTTGCATAAGTTACATACCTCATTTACATAAACATACATTACA